CTGTAGAAGAGGGACGGCAAGTATTCTTTGTCTATGGAGGAGTCCCTGCCCAAGAGAGAGAAAGAGTAAGAGAGATTACTGAGAAGGAAAACAATGCAATTATTGTTGCATCTTATGGGACTTTCTCTACGGGCATTAACATTAAAAATCTACATAATGTAATTTTTGCATCACCATCTAAGTCTAGAGTCCGAAACCTACAGTCTATTGGTAGGGTACTTAGAAAGGGAGACAATAAGTCTCAAGCAGTTCTATATGATATTGCTGACGATATTACGTTTAAGTCAAGAAAAAACTACACACTCAATCACTTAATTGAGAGAATCAAAATTTATAACGAAGAAAATTTCAATTATGAGGTATTGCAGATTAATTTCAGAGGGTAAAAAATGGAAGAAGAATTTTACGCAGTTATTAAATTAATTTCAGGGGAAGAGATATTCTCAAAGGTTTGTCCCTGTGAAGAGGAAGATAGGACAATCTTGCTTTTAGATAATCCAGTTACTATTGAGACATTTAATATGAGACAGATGGGAGTCTCTGGACTAAAGATTAACCCATGGATTAAATATACTGATGACTCAATGTTTGTTATGGACATGGATAGAGTTATTACTATGTCTGAAGTAACAGACGAAGAGATGCTCTTCATGTATGCTAAGTATATTAAAAAGAAAAATAAAAAACCCAGTGTCTCTAACAAACCATCAGAGAGTATGGGTTACTTAAAATCTATAACTGAAGCAAGAGTCTCCTTAGAAAAAATATTTAAAGAGTCTGGTGAAAAAGATCCTAAAGATACTTAATTAAATATATTATTAACCTTGAACGTCTACAGACTCATTATACACATTATCATCAACCCTTGTCAACTAACTCTAAAAGATGTATACTCTTTACAGAAATCAAAATAATTAATGGTTAGAGAACGTAAAAATCCTCACTATGTGAATAATAAAGATTTCCATCTTGCTCTCATTGAGTATAAGAAGAAAGTCGAACATGCAAAAGAGAATGGACTAGAACCACCTAGAATTACAAACTATTTGGGTGATTGTTTTCTAAAGATTGCTACTCACCTGTCTTATCGTCCTAATTTTGTGAACTATATGTTCCGTGAAGACATGATTAGTGATGGTGTAGAGAACTGTGTTCATTATATTAATAATTTCAACACAGAAAGAACTAATCCGTTTGCTTACTTCACTCAGATTGTTTACTATGCATTTCTGAGAAGAATCCATAAAGAGAAGAAGCAGATGGAGATTAAAGAAAAGATTATTGAGAAGTCGGGTTACGACGAAGTATTCTCTGTGGATGGTGACAATTACAACTCCTCGGATTATAATACTATTAAGGACAATATCCAGATTAAACTTTATCAATGAAGATTGCCTTAATTACTGATACTCACTATAACTTCAAAAAAGCAAATAAAAATTTTCATGATTACTTTGAGAAGTTCTATGAAGATATCTTTTTTCCTTATCTAAAAGAACACGATATCAAACATTGTATTCACTTGGGGGATGCTTTTGATAATCGGAAAGGAGTAGACTACTGGGCACTTGATTGGGCAAAGAAGAATGTATATGATAAGTTTTTAGAATTAGGAGTTAATGTTTTTAGTATCTGTGGGAATCATGATACTTATTATAAGAATACTAATTCTGTAAATTCTATTGACATTCTTCTGAACGAATATTTTAATGTCGTAAAAATTTCTTCTCCCAAAGAAGTCAAGGTTGGTGACCTGGATTTTGTCATGCTTCCTTGGATTAATGCTGATAATCAAGAGGAAACTTTTGAGTTATTGGAGACTAGTAGAAACAAGTTTGTTTGTGGTCATCTTGAACTGAGTGGATTCCCAGTTTTTCCTGGGCAAGACCAAATCCGTGGTATGGATAAGGAAGTATTCTCTAAGTTTACTAGAGTATTTTCTGGTCACTATCACACTCGCAGTAATGATGGCAAGATTTTCTATCTTGGTAATCCATATCAAATGTTCTGGAATGATTGGAATGATGTGAGGGGTTTTAATATTTTTGATACAGAAACCCTACAGTTAGAGCATATTCCCAATCCATACACTATCTTTGAAAAGATATACTATGATGATTACACTGAGATTGGTGACCTTGACATTGAAAACAAGTTCGTTAAACTTATCGTAAAGAGTAAAAAAAATCAAAAAAACTACGACAAGTTTTTAGATGAACTGTTGTCTAGAAAACCACTAGACGTAAAGATATCTGAAATCCTCGATGTTGATGATACTAATTTCCAATATCAGGAGTCTGATGTTGAAGATACTCTTACAACACTAAACTCATACATAGAAGAGTCTGAATTTGATTTGGATAAAAAAATCGCAAAACAAATTATAAAAGATGTTTATCTTGAAGCAATGGAGATTGAGTAGTGAAAGTAATTGATAATTATCTTCCAGAACAATACATGGATGAACTGATTAGTATCATTTGTTCGGATGAGTTTCAGGCATGGTCTTTTTGTCCTAGAGTTGCTTCTGGGGATGAAAAAATCAGTAATAACAATTATTACTTCATACATAAAATCTATCAAGATTATTCTCCAATGTCATTCTTATGGGGAAAACTTGAACCCTTTGTAAAAGAACTTGCACCAGATGCTGTCATACGAGCAAGAGTGTTGATGTACAGTAATGTTGGAGAATTTATTGAGCATGAACCACACATAGACTTTCCTTATTCCCATACTGCCGCATTACTGTATTTGAATACAAATAATGGATATACTGGGTTCGTTGATGGAACTAAAGTAGAATCTAAAAGAAATAGACTATTGCTATTTGATGGTTCTGTACCACATCACAGTACTACTTGTACTGATGAACAATCAAGATATGTTTTGTCTATGAACTACTTAAGACAAGAATAAATAAAGACAAGATTGCTTGTAGAAATATGTTTATACTAGCACTCAAAGATGATTCCGATGAAGGAGCATATGCTGTCCAGAATGATGATGGAGAGCAGGTTGTTTACTTTTTTGAGGATGAAGATGATGCCATTCGTTATAATGGGTTACTAGAAGCAGAGGATTATCCAGAGATGGGTATCGTCGAGGTTGACCCAGAGGTTGCTGTGAAAACATGTGACATGTATGACTACAAGTATGCTATAATAACAACTAATGACTTTGTGATACCACCAAGAGATGATTATATTCCAGAAGATTCGGTTTCGTAACTTCCTTTCAACAGGCAATAATTTCACGGAACTAAATTTTCTAGACAATAAAACAACACTTATAATGGGAGCAAACGGGAGTGGAAAATCTACCCTCCTAGATGCTCTCTGTTTTGTTTTATTTAATAAAGCATTCCGTAAGATTACTAAGGGACAATTAGTAAACTCAACTAATGAAAAAGATTCTGTTGTAGAGATTGAATTTGAGACAGCAGGATATCAATGGAAAATACGAAGAGGTATAAAACCAGCAATATTTGAAATTTATAAGAATGATGTAGTGATGGACCAACTTGCATCTGCTGCAGACCAGCAGAATTGGTTGGAGAAAAATGTTCTTAAGTTGAATTATAAGTCGTTTACTCAGATTGTTATCTTGGGTAGTGCATCTTTTGTGCCATTTATGCAACTGTCTACATCACACCGTAGAGAGATTGTAGAGGACCTCCTAGACATCAAAGTTTTCTCTTCTATGAACACTCTCTTAAAGGAGAAAATTAAACTCCTCAGAGACAAGCAGAAGGATATTGAGATGAAGAGGGAATCAACGTTTGAAAAGATAGAAATGCAGGAGAGTTTTATTAAGACTCTTGAGACTAATACTGCATTAGAAGTTGAGGAGAAGACTAAACAAATTGAAAAAATAGATGAATCGATTCACGAAACAAGAGTATTAGTTGGACAGATTAATAAAACCTTGATGAATGAACTTCAACCAAAGCTTGATGAGTTCTCTAATGCTAGTGCTAAGATTCGTAAGTTAGAAAATCTTAAAATAAAAATTGAAGAGAAGGTATATTCCGAAACACAATTACTAGACTTTTTTGAAAATAATACGGTATGCCCTACATGCACTCAAAGTATTGAAGATGGGTTGAGGTTAAATAAAGTTAGGGACCATCACGATACTATTTCTGAACTGAGAGACGGTCTCATGGACATGCACAAAACTCTTCTAAAGGAAGAGGAAAGGCAGTCTGAGTTTGTCCAATTAAGTAAGGAGATTACTAAACTCAACAATGACGTTTCTAACCACAATCTTG